CTGGACGTTCTACTGCTGAGCAGATTGCGGGTTACTACCAGCCGAATCCAAAAGACCCAGAACAGCGCACGATTGCCAAAGGGTTGGCTGACCTGCTCAAAGCGAAAACTGAAGATCTTCCCGAAAGTCTGCGATGAGAATCTTGAACCTCGGTGGTGGAGTTCAATCCACGACGCTTTACCTCATGGCTCTCAGAGGGGAGATTGAGCCGATCGATTGCGCCATCTTCGCTGACCTTGGCGAGGAGCCAAAGTCAGTCTATGCCCACATGGAATGGCTGAAGAGTCTGGGTGGTCCAATCATACACGTTGTATCAGCGGGTATGCTTGGAGAAGACCTCAAGCACGGTATGAATTCTAAAGGACAACGCCACGCCACGATTCCCGCATTCACAGCTCAGAACGAAGGTGAGCCGCTTGGAATCATGCGACGACAATGCACCAGTGAGTACAAGATTCTTCCAATCGAACGCTTCATTCGACGCGAACTTCTAGGGCTTCAGAAAGGTCAGCGCATCAAGACCAAACTGACACAGCTTTTCGGAATCAGTCTGGACGAAGCTGGCCGAGCCACACGCATCAAAGGCAATAGTCCGCACTGGTCTGAACCTGAGTTCCCGCTCTGCGACAAGATGATGACCAGAGCAGACTGCGTGAGGTGGCTTAAAACTTTTAGAATACCTCACACGGTTCCAAGATCCGCTTGCGTGTTCTGCCCTTACAAGTCGAACCATGAATGGTTGCTGCTGCGTGAAACAGACCCAGATGGATGGGCTAGAGCGGTCGAAATAGACGATGCGCTACGGGTTGAAGGCACTGTCAGGAGCAGGGGATGCAACGACAAGCTCTACCTGCACAAGTCTTGCAGACCTCTAAAAGAGGTTCATTTGACCGACGGTGAGCGCGGCCAGTCAGCATTCAACTTTGAGTGCGAGGGAGGATGCGGGCTATGACTCAAAGCGAATACGTTAAGCACTCCGGTCTAACCAAAGGCCGAGTCTCTCAGTTGGTCTCCAAAGGAATGCCGTTGGACTCAGCCGAAGCCGCCGACGCTTGGCGTGGATCTGGAGCGCAAAGAAGGAAGGCTGCTATTGAAGCAAGCCACATTCGGTCAGAGCCTTCTGAGGGTCCATATCGGCCACCAGAATCAGAAGCTCCGGTTAATCCTTCCATTGTTGCTGAAAGCACTCCGCAGGGAGCGTATGAGCGACAGAAGCAGATTGAGAGAGCGTCTTACGGTCTTGCGGTTCAATCCCTGCGCTCAAAATCTCTCGACGCTGCTCGTATGGTCTCGGTTCACGCGACCGCAGCGAAGAACTTAATCAACGCTCGCAAAGACGTTCTTGACCTCTCCGAACGGGAAAAGCGGTTAGTCTCCGGTGATTGGGTCAAAAAGGTAATGCAAGACCATGACGGGTCCGTGGCTCAACTGCTCAAGTCGATGCCAAAACAGCTTGCCGGTAGAATTGCTCCTCACGACCCAGAACACGCTGAACGCGAACTAGAGCGTTGGGTTCAAGAAGTATGTCTGAAAACTCTGCACTCAACCGATCCTTGGAAATGAACCAAATTGAATCACTACCAGTATCCGATCTGATACCGTACGCTCGCAACTCTAGGACTCATTCCGACGAGCAAGTAACTCAAATTGCAGCCTCAATTCGTGAGTTTGGATTTACCAATCCAGTTCTCATTGATTCCAACGGAACCATTATTGCCGGTCACGGCAGAGTGATGGCGGCAAAGAAAGTTGGATTAGCGGAAGTCCCGTGTCTGCGTCTTGGACACTTAAGCCCATCACAGATTAGGGCTTATGTGATCGCTGACAACAAACTGGCTCTCAACGCTGGATGGGACGATGAGATGCTAAAAGCCGAGTTGCTGACTCTGCAAGAGGAAGGATTCAACACCGATCTGACCGGATTTTCAGATGACGAGCTTAACGCTCTCTTGAACTCGGAAATCATTGAGGGACAAACCGATCCAGATGAAATCCCAGAACCTCCCGTTGAGCCAGTCACTAAGCTCGGAGACATTTGGGTTCTAGGAAACCACCGGCTGATGTGTGGTGATAGCACCAGCATTGATGCGGTTCAAAAGATGATGAATGGATCAAAAGCGGACATGGTGTTTACAGATCCGCCTTATGGAGTCTCAGTCGTAAAGGATGGCAAAGTTGGCGCAGACTTTGGAATAGCTAAAAAAGGCCAATACGCAAAAGTGATTGGTGATGACACAACCCAAACAGCACACGACGTAATTTCACTATGTCAATCTCTTCAAATACCTATTCAGGTTTATTGGGGTGGGAATTACTACGCCGACAAGCTTCCTCCAACATCTTGCTGGCTTGTTTGGGACAAGCGTGGAAACACTGGAATTGTAAATACTTTTGCTGATTGTGAACTTGCATGGACAAACATGACCGGTCCCGCTCGCATTCATAAACAGCTTTGGAACGGAATGATTCGTGAAGGAGAAAAGGACAAGCGTGTTCACCCAACACAGAAACCGGTTGCATTGGCTGAGTGGGCAATTAGCCAATATCTCAAAGGGTCAATTGTGCTTGATCTATTTCTTGGATCTGGGTCAACGCTTATAGCTTGTGAAAAACTTAAAAAATCGTGCTACGGCATGGAGATGAGTCCCGAGTACTGCGACGTAATCGTCAAGCGTTGGGAAGACTTCACCGGCAAGAAAGCGGTTCTCGAAAAGGCATAATGGAAACCTTGAATTGCCAGAAGCCGAGAGGGTTGGAGGCTCTCCGCCAAAACAAGATCGCGCTCAAAGCCATTGAACGCGACACGGTTCTCCGGTTTCTTCCCATCTCAGACGACAAACCATCGCGCATTGACGGGTTCATCTGGAACCAAAACTCTGGCGTAATTACCGGAAGTTATGAGGTGAAATCTCGGAATTACGGACTCGCAAAACTGGAATCAACCTTCGGCAACCAATGGATGATTTCATGGTCTAAGCTCCAAGCCGCTCTTGAGATTACCAAGCATTGCAAGATTCCGTTTTGGGGAGTGCTGCACTTGGAGCCAGACGGTCTGGTGCTGATGGTTGAAATCTTCAATGAGAACGCAACGTGGGGTTGCAACGTGCAGTTGCGGGACAAGTTGATGGATGGGGTCAACGAGCGAATGGCGTTCTTGAATATGAGTGAAGCCCGAAAGCACCGGATCGAAGAATTGAATACGGAGTTGTTCTGATGCTTGATCTACAGCGTGAAATCTTAGAGTTCCGTCGTCAGATTTACCGTCCGTCTCCACGGCAGACTGTGGTGGAGTGGAGCGAGTCAAACCTCACGTTGACACAACGACAGACTGAACATCCCGGACCTTTCTCGACCGCTGTTCGTCCGTATTGCCGAGAACCTCTTGAGTGTTGGAAAGATCCGTCAGTATCTGAGGTCACGTTGTGTTGGGGTTCCCAGACCAGCAAGACGACAACCCTAATGGCTGGATTGGCTTGGGCAATTGACACAGAACCGAGTCCCGCGCTGTGGCTGATGCCAAGTGAGAATCTGGCTCGCTCGTTCAGCAAATCCCGCTGGATGCCGCTTCTGGAAGACTGTCCCGCATTGGTTGCACGGTTCCCTTCTGATGCAGACCAGATGACCAATCTAGAGCAGCAATTTGATCGCTGCACTTTGACCTTTGTTGGGTCTAACTCACCGGCAAATCTAGCGTCACGACCGGTGCGAATCTTGGTCGCAGATGAGGTGGACAAATTCGCTGAAGCAACAGCGAAAGAAGCTGATGCGCTGGACCTCGCAGAACAGCGGCTTAAAGCGTTCAGCAGTTCCAAAGCCTTCTTCACCAGCACTCCGACAACCTCCGAAGGCAGAATATGGCAGCGTTATCTTAGAGGGGACCAGCGACGGTATTACATCCCCTGTCCGCATTGCTCCGAGTACATCAAGTTAGAATGGAAGCAAGTCACTTGGGACAACGCGAAGACCGAAGACGGAAAACCAGACTGGCAGCGCATTCGGTCGTCAGCGCACTACGTTTGCCAGCTTTGTCAGGGTAAGATTTCGGATTCCCACAAAGTTGCAGCGTTGCGACATGGAAAGTGGATTGCCGAGAATCAAGCGAGCCTTCCAAGCGTTCGTTCTTATCACTTATCAAGCCTCTACTCACCGGATCGGAAATGCACTTGGGGACATTTGGCAGTCTCGTTCTTGGAAGCCAAAAGCTCAATGATGGGATTGCAGGGTTTCATCAACGGTATGCTCGCGGAACCGTGGGAAAACCAAGAGTCTCAACAAGAGCGAGTTGAAATCGTGTCCGATGCTGGACTCCCTGAAGCAAGACGCTATTTGACCGCTGACGTTCAAGCTGCCGCTCCGTTTGTCTGGTGGGTCTGCCGAGAGTGGAGCAAAGGAAACTCGCGCTTGGTTGCCGCCGGTCACGCTGACGATTTCGCAGCACTTCGACGGGTCCAACTTCAATACAACGTACACGACATGGACGTTGGGATTGACTCCGGTTTCAACACACAAGCCGTCTACGATGCCTGTGCTGAGTTCTCACAAAGCAGCGTTAATCCAATCACATATCCCTGCGGTCTCCGGTATCCACCAGAAGGAGGATTGAGAAAGCCAATGCTTATTGGTTGGATGCCAATGAAAGG